AGCGCGAAGCCTGCGCCGATGGCATTCATGAGCCACCGGCCGGGCCCGGTCAATACGGCGACCTGAGCATTGAGGTATGCCTGCACAGTCTCGTTCCTGATTCGCTCACGCTCCGTTTCACCGTCGACCTTCTTGTCGATGGTGTCGAGGATGCGGCTGCGCGGATTGATGAGACTGAGCAGCCACGAGATCATTGGGGCTTCACCATCCCGGTGAGGCCATCCCTGATGGCGTTGATGACGAGCTTGAGGATGGCGAGGCCCGACACGACCTTGAGCGACATCTCGGGCGAGACGAAGGGCGTCAGATCAATGGTCTGGAGCCCGGCGACAAGCGCGATGAGGACGTTCAGGAAATTGTGAAGGGCATTCGTCCACTGTTTCATTTCCTGCCTCCTAGCAGCTTGATGACCAGATTGATCAGAATGGCCACTATCCCGGCCGCAGGCGAGCGTTCGGGCGTGGCGGGGATGGCAACAGCGGCGAAGCTCGCTTTCGCGTGTGCGGCCACCGCATCGGCCAAAGCCGAGCGGGTTTTCGGGCCCACCTTGCCATCAGCCGTGATCCCGGCGTCCCGCTGGAGCTGGAGGACAGCGGCATTGGTGCCGTGACCGAAGACGCCATCGACCTTGCCCGGGGCGTACCCGGCCGCAGCCAGCGTCTCCTGCAGCACCCGAACGGCCTCGCCGCTGTCGCCGATCTTGAGCGTGCCGTCGTTGGCTGCGACCGTGACCGGGAAGGCCTGCTCGCTGCCGTCGCCGTAATACTTGCCACCGGACAGCATGCCAGCGAGGCGGGCCCGGCGGTTGATCAGGCCCTGCAGGCGGACGCCCTTCGATGTGATGGCGGTGTTGCGGAGAAGCGTGGCGGCGACGGCATAATTGCCTTGCTTGACCGTCTGGGCCCACTTCCACGTCAGGCACACCGGCCCGCAGTTGAAAGTCATGTTCACGAGCGCATCGTAGACATGCTGGGGAACATTCTGGCCGCCGAGGAATTTATCAACGGCGGGCTCGTATTCCTTCTGGAGGATGTAGCCCAGAGCGTCCATGCACTGGGCCCGGCTCATGACCGCGCCCTTCTGGAACAGGGTGCCGGGTTTGTTGCTGGCCCACCACTCGCGGAACGCGGAGGAGGCCCACGTGAAGCCGACGCCGATGGTCGGGGTCTTGGTCGAATCGAGGTACCATTCGAGCTTGACGCCCTCGTCAAAAATCAATGCTGCCTTACCTTGCTGTGATGTCCGCATTTTATCTGATCCCATAAATGTAGGCGACGCCGCCGTCGAAGTTGCCGGAACCCGAGAGGGTGAACGTAACGGATGTTGATGCGCTTGTGTAGGAGCAGCCAGCTGCTCCACCGGTCGGGCCGAAGCCGCCGTTGTTTCCGGTGTTGAAAGCCATGACGCTGCCAGTTCCCTCCATGAACTCGACATTGATCACTCCCACCACTGTAGCCCCCGCGCCAACGAGAGACGTAATCGTGATGCCGTCGAACAGGAACTCCCGGTCGGCACCGGCGGTGTGGCTCATGGCCCTGAAAACGATCCTGATGGCCCTGTAGGGAGTGAGGTCAAGGCTCGAAATCGTCCACGTGTTGGATGCCGGGGCCGTCACATTGCCAACGACCAGCTCCATTGGCTTCGCCCAGACTGGGGCCGCGCCGGAGCCGGAGGACATGATCATCTGCCCGCTGGTGCCATACGAGCTGCCGATGCCGAACTGGCCAACCGGCCCGATTTGCATTCTCAGCGTGCCACTGGTGGAGAAGCCGATGTTGTCGGCCCCCGGGAAATAGATGCCGGTGTTTGCATCACCTGCCGGGAACAGCGACGGGGCCGTAACCGTTCCAGCTTGCAGGGAAAGCAGGGACGTCGACAGGATGTTGCCGGTAGCGTCATAGGTGAGCTCGGCGTCAGCACCCAGCGCGCCGCTGGAATTGAACAGGACTTGCCCGCTGGAGCCGGGCACCGTGGAGTTGGTGTCGGCGAAGGTGATGTTGGTGCCGTCAGACACGACGGTGCGGGAGAAGCCCTGCGGGAGAGTGACAGAGGTGCCGCCACCGGCCGAGGTGAAGAGCACAGAGAACGCGCCACTGGTCGAGTTCTGGATGGTCCACCGGCCGCCGACGCCAGACGGCAGGCGGTAGGTGACGGTATTCGACAGGGTGCCCGTGAACTTGATGCCCATGGGGATGTACTGGGCCGAGGTCAGCGTCACCGGGGAGGTGCCGATGCCGGTCACGGAAATCGTCGTCCACGAGCCAAGGGCTTGATCGATGTAGCCGCTGTTCTGATTGACCGGGACATCCCAGCTGGGGCTGTTGTACGCCGGTTGTTCGAGGGCTTTGTTGGTCGTGGGCATCAGATGCTCCTGTTGGCCACCTCAAGGGCGTGCTGGACAGCTTCGTCGGGCATGGAGAGGATCGGCTTGGTCTCGCTGCCGAGTTCTTTTTTAGCACGCTCCGCCGCCGCCACCAAGCGGTCGGCCAGAGCATCATGGTCTTCCACCCGGCCGCCCGATTTGCGGCCCATGCGGTCATTGGTGTCCTCGACGTTCTGGAGCACGTTGTGGACTGCCGGGTTGTTGGCATACGTGGCATTGACGGCCGCCTCCCCGAGGTTCTTGAGCCCCTCGGAGGCACGCGCCGCGCCATAGGAGATGTTGCCGCCAAGCTTCGGGGACGCCCCGATTGCGGCCGGGATACCGGCAACGACAGCCGGGAAAGGACCGCTCAACGAGGCGAGGGCAGCCGGGACAATCGACGCGCTCAGGCCGCCGCCACGGAGCCAGATAGGCATCATTTCCCGAAGCTCGTGACCGGCCAGCATGTACGGAAGATTGCGCCCGCTGGGCGTCTGCGACAAGAGACCGATTACCTCCATCTTCTTGTCGTCTTTCAGGCCCTTCTGCAGGCGCTTCATCATCTGAGCCTCGGAGACGCGGGTGTTGCCAAGGCCGAGCTCGCCCTTGAGCGCCTTGGCATCGTCGATCCACCGCTGCCATTCGTCCATCAGCTTGGCGTATTCCGGGTCGACGGCGACAATATCCTTTTTGGCCCCGTCCGCCATCTTGTAGATAAGGGCTTTCAGGCTCGGATCGCGGACATTATCTGCCCGCAGCCGGAGATCGCGCTTCATGCGGTCGATGCCGTCGATTGTCTGCAGAGACGGGTCCTGCATGCGCTTTGTCACGATGTCGAGCGCGTCGACGGCCGCCGCACGGTCTCCGCTCATGGGGTCGCCGCGACGAATATACGTGCCAAGCTCAATTTGAGCAGCCTGCGTGTTGGCAAGCGGAATGGGATCGGTGAACGCCGTGATGTCCGACTTTTTGGCGCGGTAATTGTTGCTGGCCAGATCGGCAGCTTCGTTGAAGGCAGCCTGCGCCGTATCTGCAAGCTCCTCCGTGGTCTTGCGGCCGGTCGCATAATCACGGAAAGCGGCTCGGGCAACTTGCCCCTCTTCACCGGGAATCTTCGCCACGGAACTGGCGAGGTCATATGCAGCTTTCGGCGTTCCGGAATGAACAGCGGCGTACATGTTCCACCCGTAGCGGGCGACGGCGCTGGACTTGTTGGCTACGACGCCAGTCAGTTTCCCGGCCAGATTGATCGGATCGGCAAGCTCGGCAAGACGGGCGGCCCTCGCCACCTTGCTGGCCTTCTCGACGGCCCCTAGCTTGGTCATAGCGCCGCCGCCGAGCGTGGCAACGGTCGCCACGTCGGTGCCGATATTGAAGGGGTCATTGGCAAGGCGATTTTTGAAGCCGCCCAGATCACCATATTTCGTCTTGTAGTCGTCGACTACGGCGTCTAGGACGGCCTCGTTCTTGGCCTTCTCGGCCGGGTCCTGATCGAAGCCCATAGCGCCGTAGGCCTTGGAGCCGATGCCGTAGGCAAGACTGCCGATGCCTTTGGCCGTGTCGATGGGGTGCGATACCGCCTGAACGACATCACCCACCATGTTGACGGCGGATGGGAGCGCGTTTCGGGCACCCTCGTAGGCCACGGTCGACCATGGCGTGTCGGCGTTGATTTCGGCCTTCCCCGGCAGAGTCCGAGCCGGGACCATATCGGGCCTGACGGGCCTCGTCAGGGGCTGCGTCGCGGCATCACGCGTGACGGAAGGCTGCGTCGCCGGGATCGCCGGTGCCTCCACGTCGCCCCCACCAAGAATGTGGTCGAGGGCACGCATCTGGTCTTCCTTGCTGGAAGTCGCCCCCGGCGCAGTCCGGCTCCAATCGACCATTACTGGGCCCCCATGAAATAGCGGTAGAGGATCGGCGAGACCTGCACGTCGGGCCCGTAAGCCTGCTGCATGATCCGCTGGATGCCGGTCTGGATTACCTCAGGGTCGCTGATGACGCCAGAGCGGACACCCTTGAGGAATTTGGCCACGCTCTTCTTGGCGTCGCCCTCCAGCCGCTGGCTGGCCAGATAGAACTGGGACAGCTCGCCCTGCTCGCGATTGTACAGCGCGCTCGAACGCTCCGCCCACGCCTGCTGCGAGCCGTCTCCGAGGTAGCCCCGGCCGGGCTTGCTCTGCTGGAGGTAGACGCGGTCGAAGTTGGCCTTGTCGATAGCCATCTGGTTCTGGATGTTCTGCTGCGCCATGATCATGGAGGCGGCCTCGGGGCTCTGGGAGAGCTGCGGGCTGAGCTCCATGAACTGCTGGACAGCACCAAGGGCGCGCTGGCCGTTCACATCTGCCTTGTTCTGGGCGTTGTAAATCGAATGCTTGTTGAGGAGGTCCTGCTGGGCGTCGGCGCTTTCTCCGAACCCGTCGATGGTCTCCTGAGACACGCCAATCGAGCGCATGAACGTCTTGAACGGCTTGATCACATATTCGGCGTACTGTGGGCCGACAGTGCCCATGTTGCCGCTTGCGATGGCCTCCGCCACCACCACGCCTGTTTCGGTCGTGCTGGGGCGATTTTCGACAGCATCCTGCGCCGCCGCGCTGTTGTTGAGGAGGGTCTGCTCGGTGATCTTCTTCCGCTCGGCCGAGGGCATGCCGAAGCCGGTGGACCGGAGAAGGTTTTCGTCCATCGAGACGTACTTGCCGAGCTCCGGGGACCACATGTTGTTCGGGTCGATGGAGGGCTGCGCAGCCAAGATCGGCTTGCCCTCCTCGTTGGTCTGGGTCCCCTCGGGCGTCAGCGTGGTCGACTTCTGGAGCATGTCCATGACGCCGTCCTTGCCGCGCTGCTGGTAGGCCTCGTTCAGCTGGCGACGCATGCTGTCGGAAAGCTCGCCACCGGCAAGCTTCGGCGGGCTCGGCATCGTCAGGTAGTCGGCGAGGTTCATCATGCTGCCATCGGCAAGGATGGCGGCCGCGAAGGTGCCGCTCGGGTCGAAGTAGATGCTTTCGCGCATGGCGTTGACCGACGTCCGCGCAGCATTGGCATCGCTCTCGCGGATTTCGGCGTTCTGGTTCTGGAGGGCCGAGTAAGTGTTGGCCGCGCCACCAATGCCCTGCAGGATTGCCGAGCCGAGGTAGCGACTGGGAGACGACGCCATGGTGCCAAGGCCGGACAAGATCGAGAGGATCAGGTCCTGATTCCCGGCGTTGCGCGACAGAAAATCCTTGAGCCCACGGCCGGTGTCCTTGGCAAACTGACCGGCTTCTCGGCCAATATCCGACACGGTGTCCCTGATGCCGGTGGCGGCCGTCTGGACGCTGTCCACGGCGGTGTCTGCCGTCTTGCGCACAGCGGCCGCAAGGCCGGGCTCCTTGGAGCGATTGGTGATGCCGTCCCACCGGTCAATACCGGCGGCCTTCGCGCCATAGAACGGGGACCAGCCGGTCTCTCCGATCTTGTCCATGACGTAGTCGATCTGCGCCTTGACGGTCGTCGGGTCGCGGGGATCGAGGCCGGTGTCCCGCATGAAGTCGTTGCCCATGCCCTTGGGGAAGTTGACGCCGTCGCCGACAAGGAGCTGGTAGGGCCCGTAGGACGGTTCGCGCATGTCGCCCTTGCGAACGTTCGACTGCCAGACGCCCTCTGCAAGGCCCTCCCTCTTGGCGACTGCGACAGCGATGTCCGGGTCAATGCCGCGAGCTTCGGCGGCGGCGCGGATGTAGCTCTCCACGGTCTGGGGCTTGTTCCACGCCACCTCCATGTTCTGGTAGCCGGTCTCGGTCGGCGTCGGCGTGGTGTCGGCCGGAACGGCGGCAACCTTCGGCGCGGCCTCTATGGTGCGGGGCGCGTCAAGGCCGGGAACCACGGCGGTGGTTGCCGCGTTATCATTGGTGGCGACAGGCTGAGCCGGGACCAAGCCCGGCTGACGCTCTGTTCTGACGGCGTTGGGGGTCGTCGTAGCCGCAAGGCCCGGCGTCGTCGCGGGCGTCCGGGACGGGAGAGCCTCGGTAGCGTTGGCGATGGCCGGGCCCACGCCGGACGGCTTGGTCAGCCAGTTTCCGACACTGGTGGCCACATCGCTGAACGACGTCGTGTTCTGATTTTCGGCCGGGTTCGGATTTGCCCTCGACGTGGCGGGCGTCATAGCCCAGTCATAGACCTTGTTGAGGACACCGCTCAGGCCGCCCTTGTCTTCCTCCTCCTCGGGGATGCCACCCTCGGCGAGGCCACCACGGGCGAATTTGTGCGCCTTGGAGAGATCGATATGCTTCAGGCCGCCAATCTCATGAACGGCATCGGGGTGCCTCTTCTCGACGTCCTGAGCAATGAAACCGATGTGAATGCTGTCGGAGGGGTCGCCCTTGTAACGGAACTGGTAGATGGGGAGGTTATGGTCGCTCCAGCCGATCCGCTTGATGTTCTCCTTGGCGCGTCGGTCGGAGAGCGCAATAAGAGCCGCAATGCCGGATGCAAGCGAGCCGAGGCCACCGGCCATGCCGCCGATCTGGGACGCCGGGCTGGGCGGCGTGTTCGGCTTGTCCGGCTTCATCATGTCCCGGATTTGCGTGTCTTTCTCCTGCTGGGCCACGGTGGGGCCGACATAGCTGTCGGTGGGCACGGGCTGGTCTGCCTCGTCCTTCTTGTCGTCAAGGTAGGACACGGCACCGCCCTCGGCCTTGCCGTCATACCAGTCCTTCATCTTGCCGTAGGTCTCGCGCAGGCTGACGATCTTGTCGCCGAAATTGGCGGCATCGTTCATGTAGTCTGCCATCGACTTCTGGTCATTGGCGAGAATGCCGGGATCGGCCGTCATCAAGTCGCCAACCGGCAGGTAGGCGGCCGGGACATAGCTCCCAAGGCCCGGCTGGGCCCCGACCTTGCTGCCATACGGGGCGTCGACCGCGCCACCCTCGGCAAACTTGCTTGCCTTCGAGTAGTCGACGGTCTTGTAGCCGTTGCTCTCGCCGACCGCGTCCGGGTGCTCCTTTTCCACGTCCTGCGCCATGAAGCCGATGTGGAACTGGTTCTTGTCGTCGCCTTTGTAGCGGAACCGGTAGATCGGCATGCCGTTGTCGGTCTTGCCAACACGGGTGATGTCGGTCTTGAGACGGCGGTCGGAGAAGAACGGCGCGGGCTGCGTCGTGGTCGTGGTGGAGCCGGAAAGCGAGCCAGTGCCCATGGCGATGTTCGCAAGGAACTGCGCCACTTGGAAGGGGTAGCCCATCCGCTGCAGGAACTGGTTGTAGAGCGCGGTTTTTCCGGCCTGCGAGGTCTGCTGCTGCAGGGTACCGGCGTTGATCTGTGCCTCTCCGCCCGCCAGCGCAGCGCCCTGCGCGGCCTGACCGAGGCCAGCATACTGCTGCCCGGCGGCCATCATGCGGGCCGCATCGGCCTGACGCGAAGCAAGATCGACACCCTGCTGCTGCTGGGCGGTCGACAGCGCCTGCGAGTAACCCTGCTGGAGGATGTCGGCGAGCGTCTTGTTACGGGCCATGGACTGCTGCCCGGCGAGCACGGCGGCGGCGATGCCGGATCGGTCGGAACCGAACGCGCCCTGCGAAATGGCGTTGGACGTCTGCCCCGCCATCTGCTGCTCGTTGGTCTGGTCGATGAGGGCGGATGTCGCATCCACCACCTTGTCGGTGTAGGGCGACATGAACTGATCGATGTTCAGCTCGCCGGGGGAGATTGGAGCCTGCGCGCCACGCGCAGTGTAATCCGCCGACATGTCGAAGTAGGGCTGCGCGAGCCCCACTCCCTGATTGATCGTATTGATGCCCGCCAGCTGCTGCTCATTGACGGGGGCGACGAAGTCCTCCTCGTTCGAGGAGTAGGGCCGGAAGGGTCGGTTCGCTACCTTCTGGGCGAGGGCGTTAACCGAGTTGTAACGCTCCAGCACTTCCTTCGGAATCTGAACCGATTGCGTCGTCGTCGAGGTTTTGCCGCCCACTATCGGTCCCCTTCAGGTCCTTGCTCGCGTCGATTCCCGTCGACGCGCCATAGAGAAAATAGACGCCAGCGGGTTTTCCGAAAATGCGCTCGTAGAGCCTGATCTTCCCCTCCGTCCTTTCATTGGACAGGACCCCGATGGACAGGGGGATGCCAAGCTCGTCGGCGCACTTCTTGGCGAACTCTGCCAGCTTCCTTGCCCGGCCACCCTTGGCTGCCCGGAACTCGGGATCGACATAGATCGCCTTCTCTTCCAGCGTCGGCTCGTTACTATACCAGAGAGTGCCCATGCGCAGCAATATGGCCCCCTCAACACGCCCACGGGGCTTGCCGATGATGCCGACGATCCCCTCTTGGAGGAGCAGGGAGGGGTAGATCGCCTGCAGCAGCATCGCCGGGTCGGGTGTCACGAAGCCGTTTTCGTAGCTCGCGGCCATGGCCAGCCGCATCATTTCGTCAAGGTCATCCACCGTCCCGACGCGGACAATGATCTCTTCATCCATTTTCAATCCTTCTTCGGCCCCGGGAGCTTTTGTAGGGTCTTGATGGTCTTTGCCCGCATCTTCTTGACGAATGCGTCGAGGATGCGGTGGCCCTTGTCCAGATCGCCGTGTCCCAAGGCTGTCACGTCTTCTGGAGGGATTACGTATTCGCCACCGGCCACGACGACAGGCACGGCGGGCTCGTCTCCGGCGAGGCCCCCACCGGCCGCCTTATGGGGCCCGGGCACGCCATAAGGCAAGCCCTTTGCGTTGTAGGGCGCGCCTTTCTGGCCGTAGGGCGAATCAGACGAAAAGATGTTCTTGGCGACCTTGAACCCGGCGATGGAATTGCCTTCGCCCATGGCGGAGATGATGTCGGCTGGGATCACATACGAGCCGGAGGCGACGTGCATCGGCAGGTGGTCGGTGCGACCCGCCACCGCGCTGTGGATCGGCCCCTTGTGGACCCTCTTCTTTCTGGTGCGCGGGGCTTCAGGAGAAAGCGGCATCTTGGCCTCACGAATAGGTCACGCACACGGTCTGGCCGGTGCCGGGTGCCACAACAATACCAGAGGTGACAGGGATGTTGTAGTTGTAAACGCCGATTATATTCGGGATCGCCGCAACCTGATTGGTCAGGGACGAGGCATTGCTCGAATCATAGATGGCCCCGGAGGCGCTTCCGGCCACGATGACGCTGACCTGCACCAGACGGCCCTGCGAACCGGACACGAGCGTCGTTGCCGTCATGGCCGCAGCCCGCTGCGTTCCCTGCAGCTTGAAATAGGTTTCGGTGAGCGTGCTGACTGCTCGGACGAGGTTCTGCGCGACGTTGATGATGTCGTTGAGCTGCGTCATAGGAATTTACCGTCCACCTGAGAGCGATACCGGATGTTGCCGAGCCGCCAGAACGAGCCGACGTCATCGCTCTCGATCTTCATCGAGATCAGGCGGGAGCGGAAGCGTGGCGTGATGAACTTCTTGGCTTCCGTGACCGTGAACGGACCCTTCTGGCGCGGCGTCTGGCCGGGATACTCGGCGATGAAGAAGGTGATCTTGATCGACGCGTTCTGGCTGCCGCCCTCGACACCCCACTTGAAATCGGGCCACATCTGGTCGATGAACGACAGGACGTCACCCTCGGCCACAGCAAAATAGCCCGTCGAGAAGCTCGGGTTCATCGCCACGCCATCGGCATCGTATCCCATCTCGTGCTGGTAGATCAGGCCGTTCTGGTCGGCACCAATGGGCGGCCCCAGCACGCTCTGGTCGACCCACGCCACCCGGGTCAGATCGCCGTAATCCCAGACGTCCATCTCGACGTTGTACTTGGCGTATTTGGTCGGTACGCCACCAGAGCCAGTCGTCGGGTAATGCCAGATCACCTCATTGAAGAGCGAGTTGGAACCGGCCCTGATCTTGTCCGGGTAGGCGGTGTCGAGCTGGTCGAAGACCATGTCGCGGATGTCGCAGTTGATCTGCTGGATGCCGTTTCCTTCGACCTTCCAGAACTGCCGGGCACCCATCCAGAACACGCCGGAGCCGAGCTTGGTGACCGCCTTCTTGCCGATAAGGCCGCAGCCGACGCCGATCTCGTTGTAGCCGTAGACGTTGGGGAAGCCGATGTATTGCATCGACCACACGCCGATGTCGGTGAAGAGGTAGCTCTGCTGCGCGCCTTGGATGCCACCCACGATCTTGGAGCCCGTAGACAGGCGGTAGGAACCGGCCTGATTGGACGGCCCGGCGACCCACGAAGTGTAGTTGTTGACATCGCAGTAGCGGATCAGGAGCGGGTCTTGGATTCCATTGGACGTCGACCCGTAGGCGATCAGCTGCCGCTGAGGCATGGCCATGAAGACGCCGGTGTTGGCGACCGGGCTGTTCGGCAGGATCGAGGCGCTGACGCCACCGCCGGACGGCGACCAGCCAAAAATCTCGCCGGTCTCGTAGCTTCCGACAAAGATTTCACCCCAATTGCAGAGCGTCCAGTCGGCGACCTCGGTGAAGCCCCACGTCGTGACGGTGACCGTCCCCGCCACGGTCTGGGGCCCGCTCAGAACGGTCGGCGTGGTGAAAGACACCGTGTTGCTCGTCGACGCCGTGACGATCCACGTGCCATTGTAGCCGGTGGGGGTAACGCCAGCGACCGTGATCGTGGAGCCGACCTGTATCTGGCAATTGCCGGAGAAGCCGATGGTGGCCGTGGTCCCCACGGAGGATGCCGACGTAGTCGTGAAGCGTCGGCCGGAACTGATCGCGGTGCCGGTACCAAAGCCGCCGACACCAAAGCCGCCAGCGCCAAATCCCACGGCGGTCGGGAGCTCCTGCTTGCCGACATAGTGGGTGATCCGGGCGAGGCCGCCGTTCATCGACACGGTCGCGGCGCTCGATGCCGAGGAGGTTGCGGCGAAGGTGAACGTGTTGGCGGTCGGCACGGAATCGACAGTGTAGTTTCCGGCCGCCACCGTGATGCCGCCGACCGTCACAGGCACCAGCGCGGCATAGTTGCTGCCGACAGTGTAGCCGTGGTTGTTCAGCGTGACCGTGATCGTCGAGGAGCCGCTGGTCGTCGTGTAGGACGGCACCGCGCCACCGGCCGCCACCGTCGATGTGGCATAGATCGGGGCCCCGAGGATGTTCTTGGCGATGATGCGGTAGCGGTTCGCCGTGTCGATATAGCACTGGTAGAGACCGAAAAGAACGATGCCGCCGACCGAAATCGGCGTCTGGATGAAGACACTGTCGGCCGCCAGTACGTTACTGTTGGTGTCGTTGATGAAGACGTTTTCGGAGTTGTTCGTGGTGTCGACGCTGACGGCGATGTTGATCGTATAGAACTGCGGGGACCGGTTGGTGTAGGTGCCGCTCTCGATGGTGTAGAGGCCATTGGAAGCCCCCACGCCAAGGTGTTTGACGGAATTCGTGTCGATCCACGGCCAGAGCGCATTGACGCTCGGCGCGATGGCCGAGGGGAAATATTTCTGCCACCCGCCGAGCTTCTGAACGAGGGCCGTGGACGAATTGGCCTCCCGAATGAACCGGATGAGGTTCGACGTCGAGATGCCTGCCTCGTTGAGGGCTTCCGTTCGCTTGGTGTTGACGCCCGGGATGAGCTTGAGAGCTTGATGGCCCATCTATCACCTCGTAGGACTGGCAACGGGTGCCGGGGACTGGCTCGACCATGCCGGGCCCTCGTACTTCTTGCGGGCCTCTTCGACGGCCGCGCCCTTCAGCAGGGCCTGATACTGGCTTTCGTAGGAGACGGCCATGCCCGGGTCGTCGGCCTGACGGCCGAAATTCCGCTGGTAGCCGGAGACGTAGATCATGGAGGCCATGATGAAAAGGTCCGGCAGGTAGGTCGAGATGAAGGTGGTCGTGTTGACCGCCGACAGGGGCGCGAAGCGCTGCATGCCAACCATTTCAACCGAGTATGTCGCGTTGGCGAAGGGCCCCACGAGGAACAGGTTGTCATTGAACGGTGCATAGTATTTCGGCACTCCGGTCGCCGACGACGAGCCATAGACGGCGTCCAAAAACTCTTTGGTCGTGGGCAGGAGCGGGATGCGCTCAGCCGTCTCCGGGTCGGTCTCCCCGGCGGGCGAGATCAGATTGACCTGCTCCGATGTCACGAAGGTCCCGGCGGGGATCGAGATGTTCCGCGTTCCGGCCGCGAGGCTTGCGATGTAAACACCGCTGGCCTCCATGAAATCCAGATCGCGCTGGATGCGGAGTTCGGCGTATTCGATCATGGAGGGGATGATCTTGACGAAATTCTCGTCGTTCTCCTCTACCACCGCGAGGGTGGCGATCTGGGTGATGTAGCTCGAATAGGTAAGACCGACCACTGCGCGCCTCCATGGATGCGGCCATTATAGCTTAATAATCGGCCTCGATATAGACCTGCCCCATGCCGATACCGACCGCTGCCGAAGTACCCCCAACCGACGCATATCCGCGTGGCGACAGGTAGGTCGTATTGGACGGGATGTCCGTGGTGACGGTCGCCGTGAAGACCGCATTGTTGACGATGTTCGTGACCTTGACGTTGACTTTCTGCGTCGTCCCCGGGTTGGCGAACATTTCCAGCATGTAAGCCTCGGCCCTGTTCATCGTGGACGGCCGGGCAAAGTTCGTGTCCATGTCGGTCTTTGTCGCGGTGCCGGTGCCGTCATTGTTCATCAGCTGCATGTTGGCGTCAGTGGAATCCCAGCCGACACCGATCATGTTGATCAGCGTGGACGGATTGACATCGGTCGGAGCGGACAGGGAGTTTGACATGCCGACGAACAGGCGGTGGTTTGTCGACGTGCAGACGCCGGTGGCGAAGATCATGATGGCGTAGAATCCACCCATGTCCGACTGGGACGGGTCGCCGATGATCCAATTGTTTTGCAGACCGATCCACCCGGCGACAGCCGTAGCGGACGCGGTCGACTGGTTGTATTCGGTGCGGCGGACGCGCCGGGCGCGGTCGTTCTGGCCAACGCCGACAGCTTGGAGGGCACCAGTCGCCGAGAAGGCCTGCCCACCAAACACGGACACGCCGTTGTTGCCGCCAATACCCTCCCAAACGGCCACGCGTTTGATGCCCCAGTTGTTGCCGAGGACGGACGTGCGGCCGAGCGGGTCGGCCATGGTGACGCGCTGGAGGTCGCCGATCTGGTTGTTGTAGACGCGGGCGATGTTTGCGCCCGGCGTCGAGACCGTCCGCGCCGTCAGGTCAAGCGGGTCGGACGATCCGCCACCTGCCGTCGACCACACGGCCGTGGTGCCGTTCGAGGTGAGCACTTGACCGTTGGTGCCAATACCCAGTCGGGTGGCCGAGTTTGTGCCATTGCCGATGATCAGGTCACCGGTGGACGTGATCGGGGAAAGAGCATTGAAGGCCGCACTGGCCGTTGTCT